GTCATCTCGGAGCCGCTTGCCTTTGCCCTTGCTCTTACCCTTGCCCATCAGGTTGGCCGAGACACGCTGAAGTAGGTGCGTCGAACCCGACGCGAGGTAGTCGGCTCCGCCTCTGCGGCCATGGATTGTTCGATCCGGCGCATTTCATCCAGGCTTCGATAGGTGATCTCCCGGCCGTCGCTGAATCGAGCTTTTAGGACGCCCTGATTGATCTTGCTGCGCAGCTCAGCAAGGTCCGCAGCGACATCCTCAGAGGTATAGGCCATGGCCCCATCTTACCTCTTTAGCCAGCCTTTGCGCCGGTCGGAACCGCCTGCATTAGAGCCCTTCAGCCAGCCCGACCGCTGGGGGTCTCGTGCTGGTGGGGGCAGCGGCACCCCTCCCCCTCCCGTCCCCGGCGCCTGGGCGCCCAGGGTGCGGGCGAGCTGGGCCCACATGGTGCCTGCTGCGTAGTGGCGCTTGGTTAGCTCCAGCATCGCCAGGATGTAAACCTCCAAATCCAACGGCTCGTTTCGGGCCCCTTTCTCGTTTCGCCATTCAGATTGCTCAAACCCTCTGCCGTCAATTGTGGTTACAAGCTTCTCACAAGTTAAACCCTTAAAATATTCATCCTTTGCATTTTGCCCAAAGTGCATAAACCCCGGCCCTGGTTGCTCAATGTTTAACCTTCCGTAAATAGTTCGTTTTAGAGTATGCGTGTTTATCATGTAAAGGGTAACCCCCTTTTTTATCTTGCGACCACGTAAATTTACGTCTTGTTTTGTGCCATCGCCAAGGGTTTTAGCTTTTTTGTCGCTGCCGCCTTTGACTGCTACCACTCCCTCGTTGACCCTTTGGCGGCAGTAGTCATAGGCTTCATGCGTAAAATGGCCCCCAGTGTCAACCGCTGTTTTGTGAACGGTCATGGTGCCGCCGCTTGCATGATTAAATACAGTCTTACGAATCACGTCAATCTGCTTCCATACTTTATCTTCTGCTGGATTTCCATATACCTTCTCGTGCCATATCAGCCAGCTTTCCTCGCCTACTCCAAAGCCCTTGACCTTGATCTCTAGCCATGTGTCCTGAACGTCAACCGCCGCCAGTAACAGCAACACCCCATCTGGGCAGAACCCGCTCGGATATGGGTTTGCCGCGGCACGTTGCATCAGGCCATCGGCAGAAACCTTGGCTGTTGCGGGATCCTCCCAGGCCTCGGCTGCCCGCTTGTTCACCCAGCCCTTCAGGAGAATAGTGTCATTTTTGGCACGCAAAAATTCATCGCGGATTTTTTCCCAACTCAGCCATCCATAGGGGGCATACCAGCCAGGCAGGTGAAACCCTGCTGTTTCGCCATCGCCCTTGGCGGTAGCTCCCCACACCCCTCCGGCCAGCATCGCCACTTTGTGATGCTGCGCCAGGCGCTCACCGCACGCTGGGCACTTGCACCAAACCTCCCCATCCTTTTTGTCCCAGACCATGTGCTCCCAGCGGATCACCTCGTTGGCCCCGCAGCAGGGCATGAACGCGGCAAGGCGCCGGCGGTCGCTGCGATTTTCGAACTCCCAGGTGATCCGGCACGCGCCGCGGGTGCCGGGGGTGCTGGTGATCAAGGTTTTGCGGTCGGGAAAGTTGCTCTGCCGCGCCTCGGCGTTCTCGATCGGACAGCCCTTGTCGTCAATTTCCAGGGGCAGGCTTGACGCCTCATCAACCCATAGGTTTTGGGCCGGCATCCCCTGGGCAGCGCTGCCGCTGTTGCCGCCAATGATTGATAGCAGCATGTCCCCTTGAAACTCCTTCAGGAACATGGCGTTGGCCGCGTCCCTGCTCTTGGTGCTGATCTGCTTTGCGGCAACCGCCGGGGTGTCCTTGAACAACGGGTCAAGCCGTTGCCTTACCTGCCGCTTGGCAAAGGCTTCGGTTGGGAACAGGATCAGGAAAGGCGCCGGGTCCATCGCAATGGTTCGCCCCAGCCAGTTCAGGCCGCATTCGGTTTTGGCCCCTGACTGGCTGCCGAAGATCAGGATCACGCGCCTGATCTTCTTCTCCCGTGGGCTCAACAGGTCCATGGGCTCCCGCAGGAATGGCACCCGATCGGTTCGCCACTGCCCAGGCTCTGAGCTGCTGCGCCTGGTCAGCTGTCGCTCGGCGTCGGCCCACTCGCTGACGCTTAGATGCAGCGGCGGTTGAATGGCCTCAATGAACGCATCCTCGTAAATCTGGCCGCCGTCAGGCATGCTGCTTGAGCCCCTTGAGGGCGTTCTCGATCTCCTCTTCGAGCAGGGCCCGCACATCCTCTGGATCACTCATCGCAGCCAGCCGCGCAGCATTGCGGGTTGGAATGATCAGCAGCAGGTCCCGCACCTGGCGAGCGAGCTTGGCGGCCCTGGTGCGAACATCCACTTCGGTAACCACCTCGTTTCGATCTCTCAAAGCTCCGACACGCGCCCGCTCTGCGTCGTAGTGCAGCTTGCGTTTCATGCTGACATCGGCCGCCTGGATCTCATCTTCTGGTAAGCCCAGGATCAGGCTTTTTAGTTCGTTGTCACTGGGCAATCGATCGGGCCCAGTTGGAGTCGCAACAGAGGCGCCAGGTTCGGAGGAGCTTTTTTTGTGGCTATTGCGAACCTTGACTGCATCCCAAAGGCGGTCGGCAATCTCAGAATCAATCAGAAACGAACCGTCTTCCTGGGGGATCACCGCCGGCTTGATTCTGATTTGCCTGGCCTCCTTCACCGTTGGAGCACTACAGCCCCTGTGCCTGGCGTACTGCGCCTGCGTCATCAATGGCATGTTTTCAGGGCAACCCTTAGCCTTAGCCTTATCCTAACGGCTAGCCTAAGCCTTACATGTGCTTGAGGCGGGGTAGGGGTTGGTGTGCCTTGCCGGGTGATCGAGTAAGGCTAATTTTTTGGCCACTCGCTAGAAAAAGATCGCGCGCGAGATGACCCACGGCTAAGACCCCTGTCGAAGGACCCAAGCCATGGGGGGGTGCTTCACCGTGCCGTCTTCAGCGCCTCGGTCACATGTCGCTGCAATGCGGGCCCCCAAGTCCTGCTCACGCTGTTTTGGGTGACCTGACGGATTGGCCATCGCTTGGGGATGTTGGGCAGCTGGTTGAAAAGCAGGAGCGACTCGGCCCGATAGCGTCGCATCCTGCCTGAGCCGATGCGACGGTAAACACCAGGCCTGAGCTTGCCGCGCCGCTTTTCGAGCATAAAAGTGTCAGGCCCACCCTTGAGAGCCTTGACCGCCGCGGCTTTGGACATGTTGCCGGATGCATTAAGCCGTGCCCCACGCCCTGGTCGCCATGCCGGGGCAGCTGTGAGGCGCCGCTCTGATGGCCTTTGGGGCCTAACGCCACCCTGGATGGATGGCAGCAGGTAACGCTCTTGGATCTGTTGGGGGGCCAGTTCGGCTGTCAGGTCGCGCTTGTTGCTGAACCTGGAGACCTTGTACGCCCGTTGGGTGAACTGGGTGGGCCTGTCGAAGTATCTGCTGGTCGATTCGTTGAGATCCTTAACCCCGCCTTTGGCGACCTCATTAAGTGCCCTCGATGCTGCAAAAGGCATCTGGTTCTGGATTCCTGCCAGCCATGCCTGAGCCTTGTTGAGGCCGCTGCTGTCAATGTCTAGGCGGATGCTGGGCATCTATCCCCCCATCTCTACATTCTGCACAATGATCTCGCATCCCTCTAGTTCCCCTTCCATGCAATATGATTTGATTGCAACAACCCTGCACACTTGAGAATCGTCCTTGAATAGGACGCCGGTCAATGCATCAAGGGTTGACCGCTGGATTTTGTCAATATCTGGTTTGGTGATGACGTGCCTGGGAGCGGTTGTTTTGATCTGGCCTTTGGCGTTGAAATGGCCCTTGGGTCTTGCGAACCGAAAGGCCAGCTCAAGGAGCACCGGGCCAAGTGTCATGGGGGCGTCAGCTTTCAACGCCTCCTGCCTGACCGCCTCGCGCCATGGCTTGAGGTTGGTAGACGACTCAACCATGATGCCGCGGCCAACATGCTTTTTAGACCCCTGAGGAGCGGGCCTGATGCCTTCGACGTTGAAGTGGATCAAATCTTCCATTCCCCAACCCTACCTCAGCTCAGCGGGTAAAACGATGGACATTCCTGAGCAAAATGCAAGGAGTCGTTGCATTCTGGAATACCAACAGTGCAATAGCCTAGACGTTTAATTGTTCTTTCAGAGTCAATT